ATACCCGAAAGAGGTGCTACCTCCATGGTAGTGGAATCGAACGACATTCCCATCAACGGCGCGAAACCGCCCGCCGAGCCGGAGAACAGCATCACCGAGCTGTCCGCGCTGGCCAGCAAGACCGACAACTCCGCCTACTGGGCCGGCCTGTTTTCCGGCTTCATGATCGGCTGCTGTGTCGTTCTGGCCGCTTGGCTGGTCAGCCTGTGACCGCCTTCCGGATCACCTTCGATACCGCCTCCCGCAACTGCCCCTGTGGCGCACTGCTTCAGTTCGTCTTCGGCGAGGAAGACAGTGAAGGCCGCTGCGAGCAGTGCCAGCGCGAAGGTGAGTGGGACGACGAGCTCCCGATGGTCATCGCCCTCGACACCATCGCCTCGGAGATCGCCATCGCCGACGACCGCACCGCACGGATGATCCTCGCGGATGCCGAACGGGTGATCGACGAGATCGGCGTGGCGCTCGTCCCCGAGGGCTCCGGCCGGTACCAGACCGACAGGCAGTTCCTCCGGGAGTTGATGCACCGGCTCACCCCCGCCAACCTCGGCGGAGAACGCCTGCTCGAACTGGTGGCGCTGCTGGTACCGAACACCACCAAGGACGACCTGCAGGCGGGTGTGGACGCCCTGCGCATCCACCAAGCGGCGTTGGAGACCGAAGGCACCGTGGCCGAAACCGCGATGCTGCTGCTGCCGCTCGCGCCGGATACCGCCACGGTCGGCGAAGCGGTGGACCTCCTCGGGATCGATTTCGAGAGGTTCACCAACGTCATCGCGGTGCTGGCTGCTCAGCTCGGCGTGGCCGTGTCGGACCTGCCGACCAACGTCGTCGCCGGTGCCATCGCCGACAGCAAGGTGGCCGGCCAGTGATCGACGAGAAGTACGCCAAGGTGATCGACGGCGAGCCGGTGTTGTCCAGGCTCGGGATGGCCCTGCTGTGCGGCGTCACCGAGGCCGAGTTGTCCGCCGAGTACGAGCGGCAGGGACGGCCCGAGGCGCTCCGGATGCCGCAGGAATGGATCCGCAAGGGCAAGGCGATCAGCGCCCGGATCGGCACAGACAACATGGCGGAGGCGCTGGCCGTGCTCATCGCGGAGCACGAAGCCGCCGGCCCGGACGCCACGGTGATCCGGTTCCCGCGAGTGCCGAAGCGCATCCGCTGGAACCGGTTCGACGGTCCGCTGCCGACCGGCGCGAAGTCGGTGATGCGGCCCAGCCGTTGGGGCAACCCGTTCCGAGTGGTCGGGCCAGCAGCGACGGAGAAGAACGGGCTCGCGGTCGAGCAGTTCCGGCTGTGGCTGATGGGTCAGCCGGAGTTGGTTGCCCGCGGCCGGCTGGAGTTAACCGGCTTCGATCTGGCCTGCAACTGCCCGCTGGGCTGGCCGTGCCACGCCGATGTGTGGCTGCGGATCGCTGCCGGCGGTGAGGTGTGAGCACCCACCAGGGCAGCCTCCGCGAGGCCGTAGAACGCCACGTCAACCGGCAACAGCAGACCCCCGACATACAGATTGCCCGGCCGACCAGCAGCACCACGAAGGAGACCACGGTGACCACCACCGAGCACAAGCACGCTATCGGTACCCCGGTCGAGATCATCGCGACCGAGGCCGTCGGGGTCACCCACGGTTGGGTCGGAGTCGTCGATGGCTACGAGTACGACGGCCGGTACATCGTCAAGTTCGAGCACGGTGACCACGTAGATCGGGCCGTCTACGGCGAGGACGAGATCCAGTACCACATCAGCGACGAAGAGGACGAGGAGATCCAGAAGGGCTTCGCCGTCGACCACATCCGCAAGGGCTATTTCGATGACGGCGACCTCGAAATCCTCGGCATTACCGAGGATGAGGCCAACGCCAGCATCCGAAACCAGCACGTCCAACGGCTCGCCAGGACCTACACGCCGGAGGTGCTGCGCAAGGCGCTGGCATTGGCGGAAGACCCCGCGAAGGGTGCGCGCAGCCCGTTGCGGCTAGTGGGTCGCGGGGACATTTCGTCCGCCGAGGACGACCCGTGGCCGCCGGTGGCGCGGCCCGGCTCCGGCGTACTGCCGAAGGTCGGTCGCTGACATGCCGACCAGGGAGACCCCGCTCGCCGTCGTCGACGGACCCGTGTACCCGCCCGGTTCGCCGCTGGACCAAGCCGCACAGCGCAACGGCCGCTGCCGGGCGTGCGGAAAGGCGTTGCTACACGTCGATTCGATCGCCGCCGGCTTCTGCGCGCCAGACCGGATCACGTACGTCTGGCCCAGCACCAACCGCACCGAAAAGAAGGACTGATCATGGCTGGCGATTTCGAGCCCGAGCCGGGCTTCTACAGCACGAAGACCATGAACACGCCGCACGGGTACGACGGCTGGAAGCTCGGCCAGGACGAGTTCGCCGACCTGATCGCCGAGGCAGCCGAGTCGCTGCACTTCCTGTTCACCCACTTCCCCGAACACGCCAACCAGCGCGCTTGCCTGGCTAACACGTTGTCGCTGCTGGCCAACATCTCCAACGGCCTGCGCGCCACCAACACAGACGGAGGTGGCCACTCCTGATGGCCGGAGACACCACGATCAGCGTGATTGGCAACTTGACCGACAACCCCGAATTGCGCTTCACCGCGTCCGGGGCTGCGGTGGCGAAGTTCACCGTGGCCAGCACGCCCAGGTCGTTCGACAAGACCGCGAACGAGTGGAAGGACGGCCAGCCGCTGTTCCTGCCGTGCTCGGTGTGGCGCGACGCGGCGGAGCACGTCGCCGAGTCCCTGGAGCGGGGCGCCCGAGTCATCGTCGTCGGCCGACTCGTCCAGCGGTCGTACGAAACGAAGGCGGGCGAGAAGCGCACCGTCTATGAGCTGGAGGTCGACGAGATCGGGCCCAGCTTGAAATGGGCGTCCACCAAGATCCAAAAGATGTCTCGCAGCTCGGCGGGCGGGGCCAGCGCACCGGCAAAGACCGGCTTCGCGGCTGATGACCCGTGGGCGGCATCGACGCCGGACAAGCCGTCGGCGGAGACCAGCCGTAACAGCCAGTTCGACGAAGAGCCGCCTTTCTAGGCCATCTCTGTAGCGAGTGGAACGCCCCGATGCCGGAACCGGCCGGAGCACCCGTGGTCAAGCCACGGCGGGGCACGGTACCTCCCGAAACTCCACATTCTTGGTCCTCATGAACGGGGGCAGCACCGTGAACAGCAGCACCAGCGAGACCGTGAACGCCGCCATGGCGCGCGTGTACGCCAACGCCGACCTCGCCATCTTCCCCGTGTGGTGGCCCATCGATGGGCACTGCGCGTGCCCTGAAGGACGCACCTGCGGAGCCAACGCAGCCAAGCATCCGCTCACCGCCCACGGTGTCAGCGACGCCAGCCGCGACCCGGAAACGGTCGCTGCATGGTGGGAGAAGTGGCCACTCGCGAACATCGGCATGGCCATCGGAGGCAACGGACTGGCAGCCCTGGACGTCGACCCGAAGAACGGTGGGGACAAGTCCGAGCAGCGACTCCGCGACTACATGGAACGCAAGGGCCAGCCGATGCCGGCCACCATGACGGCGATCACCGGCAGCGGCGGGCGGCACTACATCTTCACCGCCCCCGAGGGCGGCATCAAGAGCATGGCGAAGGCGTTCGGCCCGGACATGCCCGGCCTGGACACCCGCGGCCGGGGCGGGTACTGCGTTGTGGCGCCTTCCCTCCACGTCAGTGGCCGCCGCTACGACTGGATCAACTTCTTCGCCGATATCGCACAGTGGCCGGACCTGCTCATCCGGCTCATGGATCCGCCGAAGCCCGCGCCACCGCCGTACACCGGGCCGAGCAAGCCCATCGGTGACCGGTACGTAGCCAAGGCGCTGACCGAGGAAGTGGAAGCCGTCCGGTCGACCACGGAGGGCGGACGCAACGACCGGCTGAACATGGCGAGCTTCAACATTGGCCAGTTCGTCGGCGGGGGCTACCTGACCGAGGGGCAGGCCCGGGTGGAGTTGTACAGGGCTGCGCTGGCGTGCGGGCTGGGCGAAAGCGAAGCGGCGAAGACCATCGCGTCCGGGCTGCGCAAGGGCATGGCGACGCCACGGGAGCGCACCAAGTGACAACCGCCGTGGTGCTGCCGTTCGACCAGCGGGCCGACTGGATCGACGAAGCCGACGAGCCGAGCTTCCTGGACAAGCTCCGGGACGCCCTGGTCGACTCCGCCGGGCTGGACGACATTCCCGACCCGGATCCGCTCATCGGCGAGGACATCCTGTTCCGGGACTGCCTGGTGTGGATGGTCGGCAAGCCGGGCTGCATGAAGTCGTTCACCGCGCTGGACATGGCCGGCTGTGTCGGCACCGGCGAGCGGTGGCAGGGCTACCCGGTCGCGCAGGGCACCGTGCTCTACCTCGTCGCTGAAGGCGTCCGGGGCACCAAGAAGCGCGTGCGGGCGTGGGAGAAGGCCATGGGTCACGAGATGACCGGGGTCAACTTCCTGCCCGTCGCGGTGCAGTCGAAGAACGCGACCCAGTGGGACGCCCTGGTCGAACTGGTCCGCGAGGTCAAGCCGTCCATGGTGGTGCTCGACACCCAGGCCCGGATCACCGTCGGCGTGGAGGAGAACTCCAACACCGAAATGGGCGAGTTCGTCGACCGGGCGGAGCGGCTGCGGAAGGCGTCCGGAGCGTGCGTGATCATCGTGCACCACATCGGGCGCAACGGGGACACCGGCCGCGGTGCCACCACCCTGGACGGCGCCATGTCGACGATCATCAAGGTCAGCAAGGACGAGGACCAAGTCAAGCTGGAGTGCACCAAAAATAAGGACGGCGCCGAGTGGGACGACATCGACCTGCGGGCGGTGCCGATGGGCGAGTCCGTGGTGCTGATGCCCAGCGACGGCCGGCGCCGGGACACCGGTCGGGAGAACCTCACGTCCCGCAAATGGGTGCAGGACTGGTGGCGTCAGCATCAGGACGAGCCGGTCAGCATCAGCGTTCTGGTGCGCACCGGCGTGGTCAGTGAGACCAACTTCCACAACTACAAGGCAGCCCTGATCGCTGAACACATTGTGATCAAGGAGGGCACTCCAACCAGGCCCCTTTACCGGCTGACCGGTGACCCGACTCCGGGGTGACTCCCACACTCCCATCCCTAAGGGAGATGGGAGTGGTGGGAGTGATGTCACGGCTCCCATGGGACTCCCATGGGAGTGATGGGAGCCACAACATCGATCGATGAAAAACATGTGATGACCAGCCACGACCCGCACGAAGCGAAGGAGTAGGCCGATGCCATACGGATCAAGCTCCGAAGCCGCCTACTGGGACCGGATTGAGGAAGACATGGGAGCCACAACGAACGTCGATGTCCGCCGGGCCAACGACCTCCGCGACGAAGAGGACCAGAGGGTCGTGACCACCGCAAACGCCTTCCGGCAGTGCCGTCAGAACCGGCCGTACGACGAGTGGGAGTGGTCCGTGTGCAGTCAAGACGACGTCGACCGGGCCCGCGAGCTGGTCTACGCGATCGACTGCCTGACCCAGGAGGCACAGCGACAGGCCGCCGGCTGATGGACCGCCAACCGGACCTCACCACCGAGCTGGACCAGATGCTCACCGACCGGGTCGCCGCCGCGGTAGCCCGCAGGACCCGCACCGCCAACACCCGGGCCGCATTCAACGCCCGACGCACCGCCGGCAAAGCACGAGGCCACGCCGACCGGCTGGCCAACAGCAAGGAGGACCCGATGCCGACCAACGGCAGCACCGTGACCGTCACCCGCACCACCACCGCCACACGGTCCCGGTGCAGGTACTTGACCAAGTCCGGCCGGATCACGACGGGCATCGAGTTGACTCGATGCTCTGCCGAGGTCGCCGAGGAAGGCTCCGAAATCGACCTTTGTCAAGGTCATCTAGCTAAGGCACTCGCGCTGCTGACACGTCGCCTGGCCGGTGGCCAGTAACCCGGGCATCCCTACAGCAATACGTAGACACGTACTACCGTTCACACAGGAGGAACCCATGACCATCGCCGCCGCCGGACCCGCCCAGCACACCGCCTTCTGCCCCCGCTGCGGGACCTCGCTCACCGGAACCGTCGCCACGGCAAGGTACGTCGGAGGGCTGACGACCGGGCAGCACATCAAGCACGGCATCGCCACCGTGCTCACCGCCGGACTCTGGGCGCCGTTCTGGGCACTGACCGCGTGGCTCGGCCGACGGCGAATCCGGTAGCCATGTCCAAGGGATGGGCGGGAGGCAGCACCACCAGGTGGCGGAAGGTACGCCTGGTGGTGCTGGCCAGGGACCACTACAGGTGCACCATCCGGGTACCCGGCACATGGACCACCAGGCACGGCAAGCAGCAGAGGTGCATGGGTGTGGCTGACCAGGTACACCACATGCTGGGCAAGGCAGTGAGCGGTGATGACATGAGGTACCTCGCTGCTGCATGTGGGCCATGCAACCAGCGCATAGGCGAGCCTGCCTCAGCACCTGACCCACAACCACGAGCAGGCACCCGATGGTGACCTCAATGCATCGTTTTTTCCCAAAGCGGACACCTAGGACACCCCCAGTCCTCTGTTCTCTCTCCCTCCGCGCAGATTGGCGCTGAAATGGCTGGTCAGGGACCGATTGAGCGAGCGTTCGCCGAGTCGATCAAGATCGCGCCGGTTGCCGGGCAGGACGTCGCGGGGGCTGCTCTGGCTCGCCGGTACGCCCAGTTGCTGGACGGTGTTCGCGGTGCGGAGACCGAGGCCGAGGTGTACCGGGATCTGGGTCCGAAGTTTCAGGCTGTCCTGACCGCTCTGGGTCTGACCCTGGCCGGTCGGGCCCCGGTGACGAAGGGAGGAGGTGTTTCTGGTGGTACTCCAGCTGGCACAGCCCTCGACGCTCTCCGAGCAGAGCATGGGTCCGGTGCTCGGGCGAACCGAGGCGCGAATCTTCACGCCGTCTCTGACTGAGCTGAGTCCGGCGACCAGCTACGGGTACGCCGTGATCGACTTTGCCCGTGACGTGCTGGGTGAGCCGCTGGACCCGTGGCAGGAGTGGGCCGTCATCCATGCCGGTGAGCTGTTGCGGGATGGCCGGCCGCGGTTCCGGCACGTCCTGGTACTCGTCGCAAGGCAGAACGGTAAAACGCACTTATTGAAGGTGCTTGCCCTGTTTTGGTTGTTCGTCGAACAGTGGCCCCTGATCCTCGGGACATCGACGAACCTCGATTATGCTCGAGAGTCCTGGGACAAAGCTGTGGAGTTGGCCGAGTCCAGCGAGATCCTGGCCGAGCTGGTGCCGCGCAATGGTGTCCGCCGGGCCAACGGCGAGCAGACCCTGAAGACCGTGGACGGGTGCCGGTACAAAATCGCGGCCAGCAACCGCCGCGGTGGCCGGTCGCTCTCGATTGACCGCCTCATCCAAGACGAGCTACGCGAACACCCGGACTGGCAAGCGTGGAACGCCGCGACGAAGGCGATGAACGCCCGCCCGTTCGGGCAGTCCTTCAGCTTGTCGAACATGGGCGATGAGGCGTCCGTGGTGCTCAACTCGCTGCGGAAGTCCGCGCTGGCCTACATCCAGACCGGCGCCGGTGACCGCAGAGTCGGGCTGTTCGAGTGGTCCGCACCGCCGGACTGCGACCCAATGGACACCGACGCCTGGGCCAGCGCGAACCCGAACCTGGGCCGACGGCTCGACCACGACACCATCGCCGGTGATGCCGTCCGGGCCATCGAGGCAGGCGGCGAGGAACTGACCGGTTTTCGGACCGAGGTTCTGTGTCAACTGGTGCCGGTCCTTGATGCCGCGGTCGACCCGCGCGCCTGGGAGGCGTGCCACGTCCCGGGCGACCTGTCCGGGCTCCGGTCGCGCGTCGCCATGTGTCTGGACGTGTCGCCGGACCGGGCACACTGCACGCTGGCCGCCGCAGCGACGCTTCCCGATGGTCGGGTGCGGGTTGAGGTTCTGGCCGCCTGGAGTGGCGTACAGGCCACCGCCGAGCTTCGCCGGGACCTGCCCGGCTGGGTCAAGAAGGTCAAGCCGCAGGTGCTGGGCTGGTTCCCTGCCGGCCCGGCTGCCGCCCTGGCCGCCGAGTTGGCCGCGAAGAAGGGCCGCGCGGGTTGGCCGCCGCCGGGCGTCACCGTCGACGAGCTACGCGCGGAGGTCACCGCGGTCTGCATGGGCTTCGCCGAGCAGGTGGCCGCCAGCCAGGTGGTGCACAACGATGACCCGTTGCTGAACGCCCACGTGACCGGCGCTGAGCGGCTGCGCTCCGGCGACACCTGGCGCTTCTCTCGGAAGGGCGGAGGGCACGCCGATGCCGCGTATGCCGCCGCCGGTGCCGCGCACCTCGCCAGAACCCTGCCGGCGCCGATCGGCAAGCCGAGGATCGTGGTGGCCGCCGACTAGCCGTCTGCACGGCAGACGATCTGCGGTAGAGACGATCTGTCGTACAGACGGTATGCTCGGCATATGGGTTTCTGGCGTACGGCTGGGCGGCGGCTGTTCCGCTTCTCCGGCGAGTCGTCCGAGTCCGAACCGATGCCCATCGACAGGTTGGTCTACCTGATCAACGGCGGCGGAGAGTTCCCCGTGGCCAACCGGGCCGAGGCCCTGACCGTCACCAGCGTGCTGCGCGGCCGGAACCTCATCTGCTCGATCGCGACGCTGCCGCTGGTGCAGTACAGCCCGGATCGACTTCGGTCGCCGCTGTCGCTGCTGACCCAGATCGATCCGAACGTGGCCAACTCGGTGACCATCGCGGAGACCGTGGAAGACCTGCTCTTCGAGGGCACATCCTGGTGGGAGATCACCCAGTTCGGTGCTGACGGCTACCCGGTCAACGCGACTCACCGGGCCCCGTCGTCGGTGTCGCTGCTGCCCCCGGGTACCAACCGGTCGCCGGCGCCGTTGCCGTCCGGGTTGGACCCGTGGCAAGCGTCGGTGTGGGTTGACGGCCACGAGGTGTCGACCCTGTCGATGATCAGGTTCGACTCGCCGAACCCGCCGTTGTTGAAGTCCGCCGGCCGGGCTGTGCGCCAGGCCGTGATGTTGGACCGCATGGCGACGATGTACTCCGAGAACCCCAGACCACTCGATTACTTTTCGCCGTCCGACCCGACCAGCGACCCGGTCGACGACGACTCGGTCGCGGAGATCCTGCGGAACTGGAACGAGTCGCGCCGCAAGCGCAGCACCGCGTACGTTCCGGCCGCCCTGCGGTACAACGTCGTCGATACGCCGACTCCGGCGGACCTCCAACTCGTCGAGCTGCAAAAGCGCGCCGACCTGGCCATCGCCAACGCGCTGGGCCTGGACCCGGAAGACCTCGGCGTCTCCACCACGTCCCGAACGTACGCCAACGACGTGGACCGCCGGCAGGACCGGGTCAACGACACCTTGGCGCCCTATATGAAGGCCATCACCGACCGACTGTCGATGGCCGACGTCACCAAGCGGGGCTACTGCGTTGAGTTCGACCTCGACGACTACCTGCGGGCCGACCCGGTCGCCCGGTGGGGGACGTACCAGACCGCGTGGGACATGGGCGCGATGACCATCGAGGAAATCCGGGTTAAGGAAGGGCTTTCGATCAAGCCGGCGCCCGGGATGGGAACGCTGAAGGCTCCGACCCCGCCGCCAGCCATCGAGGCCGCACCAGCCGACCCCGCAGCCACCGACCCGGGTCAGCCGACAGAGGGACAGCGTGTCCCTCAGCCCGTTGCCGCGTCCGGCGCACCCGAGGTGACCCTGGCCGCTGATACCGAGCTGTTCGAGGCCGATGTACCGGTCGAGCGGTTCGCGGCCAGCGCCGAGAAGCGGGTCATCAGCGGCCTGGCCCTGCCCTACGGCCGGGTGGCCGTCAAGAACGGCCGCCGCTTCCGGTTCCTGCCCGGCTCCATCGAATGGTCCGAGCTGTCCCGCGTGAAGCTGCTGCGCGACCACGACTTCAGCCAGGCAATCGGCCGGGCTATCGACATCCAAGACACCGACGGCGGGTTGCAGGTCACCTTCAAGGTGGCGCGCGGCCCGGACGGTGACAAGGCGCTGGCCCTGGCCGAGGACGGCGTAACAGACGGGTTCTCCGTCGGCGTGGACATCCTCGACGCCGTCCCGGATCCGAACAACCGCGGCGTGATGCTCGTTCGCCGCGCGCTTCTCAGCGAGGTGTCGCTACTCGCGATGCCCGCTTTCGACGATGCCCGGGTGACACACGTTGCCGCGAGCCGTGACGGAGGAAAATCGATGGACCCCGAGGACACCACGGCTGAGGGCACCGAGGGTGCCGACCAGCCAACCGAGGAGGCCGCGGGTGGCGTCACGCTCTCCCGCGAGCAGCTCACGACCCTGCTGGAGCACCCCGGCGCGCTCGCGGCGCTGAGCGGTTCGCTCACCCCGGCTACTCCGGCGACGCCCGCAGGCGCGCTGACCCTGTCCCGTGAGCAGCTCGACGCGCTGATCGCCAACGGTGGTCTGGGTGCGCTGCTCGGCATGCCGAACCTGGCCGCGCCGCGCCAGCAGCCCGAGCAGCGCCAGGCGGTCAACCCGATCCGCCGGACCGCGCAGACCGCTGTCGCCGAGGAGGCTCCGTACCGGTTCGACCGGCGCGGCAACCTGACCCGGGGCTCGCGGTACGACTTCTCCTCCGACGTCATCGCCGGGCTGCGCGACGGCGACACCGAGGCGATCGAGCGGGCGCAGACGTTCATGCGGGCCCAGTTCGACACCGACATGGCAGACGCCGCGACGCTGAACCCGAACATCAACCGCCCTGACCTGTACGTCGACCAGAAGGAGTTCGCGTACCCGATCTGGGACGCCATCAACAAGGGCACCATCGCGGACGCCACCCCGTTCGTGCTGCCGAAGTTCTCGTCGTCGTCCGGCCTGGTCGCCGCGCACACCGAGGCCACCGAGCCCACCGCCGGGTCGTTCACCGCGACGTCGCAGACGATCACCCCGTCGGCCGTGTCGGGCAAGGTGTCGATCACCCGGGAGGCGTGGGACCAGGGTGGCAACCCGCAGCTGTCCGGGCTGATCTGGACCCAGATGGTCCGAGGCTGGTTCGAGGCTCTGGAAGCCGCCGCGGTGGCCGCGCTCAACGCGCTCACCCCGACCGGTATCACCCTGACCGCCGGTGCGGTGAACGCCGCCCTGGTTGGCCAACTGGAAGGCGAGTTGGCCGCGCTCCAGTTCGTTCGCGGCGGGATGCGGATGCGGGACTTCTTCATCCAGGTCGACCTGTACAAGGCGCTGATCGGGGCTGTGGACGGCGACGGCCGCAAGCTGCTGCCGATGATCGGCCCGGTCAACGCCAACGGCCAGACGTCCGAGTTCTTCGCCGACGTGATGATCGGCGGGCTGCGGGGCCGCCCCGAGTGGGCCCTGGCCGCGACCGGTTCGGTGGCCGCATCCAGCTACCTGTTCGACCGGGCGTCCATGTCCGGCTGGGCGACCGCGCCGCAGCGCCTCACGTTCCAGGACGTTGAGGTCCGCTACGTGCACCTCGGCATCTGGGGCTACAAGGCCTTGGCCAACACGGACCTGACCGGTGTCCGTGAAGTCATCTATGACCCGGCGGCGTGACATGGCTGTGACTCGTAAAGACACCGCGGCACTGACCGGCACGGATCCAGCGACCGTGCCGGCGCCCGGCGCAGAGACCGATCCGGCGATCGCACCGGAGCCCGGCGCAGCGCCGGACCCGACGGCGGCACCGGTCGTGCCGTTCCTGTCCGAGGGCGTCCGGGGCGACCTGGCTGCCTGGGGCAAGGCCACCGATCCGGCCACCGGCGGCACGTTCGCCAGCGACCCGGACACCGCCAAGGTGACCTTCACCGACCGGGCCGGCAACGTCACCGAGCTGTAACGACGGGGGGAGGTGATCACGGTGGAGGCACGGACCAGCACGTCGGTGCTGTTGCCGGTCGGCGGTCTGTGGACTGTCGAAGTGCGGGCCGAGAGTATGCCGACCATCGTGATCACCCCGCCGAACGGCACGCCCGGCGACCCGGTCGACATGGACCAGGTCGACGCGTACCGCAGCATCCCGTCAAGCTGGCGGTACCGCACCGAGACGACCCTGGCCACGCCCGGCCGGTACGTGGCCCACGTGGCCACCGACACGGACGCCCTCGATTTCGCCGTCTACGCGGCCGGCCCGACCAGCGGCACGGGGATGCCCGACGCGGACGCCCTGGCGCACTACATGCGCGACGGCGCGGCCAGCTGGGAACCCGAGGACCTTACCGACGCGCTGGCCATCGAGGCGGCCGCTCAGCGGGCGCGCTGCCGTGTTGGAGCGGTGTACCCGGATGACTTGCGCGGCGCGCTGCTGCGCCGGGCCCAACGCAACCTCGCGATGCGCAACCTGCCACTGGCGATGCCACAGGGCGACGCCGACTCCGGCCCGTCGATCCTGCCCGGCAACGACCCGGAAGTCCGCCGGCTGGAAGCCCCGTACCGAAAGCTGGTGTTCGGGTGACCATCCGGGACGACTTCGCCGCCGCACTGTCCACCGTGGACGACGTGAAGGGCTACGCATACCGGCCGACCGCTGCGCGGGCCGGTGACGGCTGGCCGCTGCTGTCCGCGATGGACCGGGCCGACGGCATGTCGTTCTACGTCACCTGGCGGGTCCTGATCCTGCTGTCCTCCGACGAGCGGGTCGCGTCCGACTGGATCGACGCGCATGCCGAAGCCCTGGTCGACGCGCTGGAACCGGTCGCCTTCGTTGACCGGCTGGAACCGGTCGCGTCCGGGCCCAGCGGCAGCGAACAACTCATGCTTCAAATCTCGATGAGAGGTGAACGATGACCGCTTTCGCGGGCGCGCACGTGATGCGCAACGCCGTGATCACGATCGATGACGTGGTGTACGGCAACCAGGTGACCAAGGCCCGGCTGGTGCCCGACACCCCGATTCAGACCCTGCGGACCCTGGTGCCCGACGGCGTGGTCCAGGACGTCGACTCGACCATCTGGACGCTCGAACTGTCCGGGGTACAGGCGTATGGCACCGGGAGTCTCGGTGCCGCGCTGAACGCGGCCAGCGGTACGCAGATCGAGGTGATCGTGCAGCCGAAAGCGGGCACCGCTCAGGACGTGGCGACGTGCACCATCATCGCCATGCCGGTGGAGTTCGGTGGCGAGCAGGGCAACTTCCGTACCTTCGACGCCACCTTCCCGATCGTGGGCGCTCCGGTGTTCAGCCAGTCGGCTGGCGGCTGAGCCATGGCCAAGCTCGTTTTCGAACTCGACGTGGAGATGGAGGACGGTCACACGTTCTCCGTCGTCGCCGATCAGCGCGACGTAGCCAAGTTCGAGGTGCAGCCGTTCGGTTTTCCCTGGGGCGACAAGGTCGAAGAGAAGATGGGAATGGGAACGTTCCGTTTCCTGGCGTGGTCCGCGGGCACCCGGCAGGGCCTGACGTCGTTGCCGTGGGCGGACTTCGATGCCCAGTGCGTGGAGGCGTTGCCGCCCGATGACGAGGAAGGCGAGTCGGCCCCGGCGGATGATGTCGAGGACCCTGGCCTAACGGTTCTGTCAGGCACGCCCTGATCTCACTGGCTTTCGCCAGTGGGTTCGGGTTGACAGAACTGGAGCAATGGCACCCGCGAGACATCGCGACACTGTGCGACTTCTTGGATGAGCAGCAAGCGGCCGAACGCAGAGCGAACAGGAAGGCGTAATGGCGAGCTCGCTGGACAACCTGATACGCGACCTTCGCAAGTTCGAGGGCCGCAAAGAGGTCGTCAAGGAGTTACGCAAAGAGATCCGCAAGCCGCTGCCGGATTTGCGTAAGGCTATTAAGCGCCGGGCACTGGACACGTTGCCCCACGGCAACGGTCTGGGCGCGTGGGTGTCGCGGATCAGCGTCACCGCACGCATCCGGCTATCAGGTCGAGCCGCAGGCGTCAGCATCAAGGGCGGCCGCAACTCCGTCGGGGCACGGTCCGACATCAACGCGATTGACCGAGGGCGGGTCCGGGCGCCGTCCTGGGGCCGCCGAGGAAAAGGCGCCTGGCATAACCAGGAAGTCAGGCCAGGGTTCTTCACCGAAACGGTCGGAGACGTCACCCAGTGGCGCGAAGCGTGTAGCCGCGCGGCCGATCAGGCGCTGGACACGATACGGCGAGGGAGGTGATTACCCATGGCGGATCGTGATGTGACGATTGACATTCTCGGTCGTGACAAGACCGACGGCGCCGCGAAGTCCGCCACGCGCAATTTCGAGCGGCTGGACGCGAAGGTCAAGGCAACCAGCAAGGACACCGACCGGTTCGGCAAGGTCGGCGACAAGGTCAGCAAATCGATGGCGACGGCGGCCAAGGCTGTAGCCAAGGTCGCTGCGACCGTGGCCTCGGTCGGGTCGCTCGTCGGTCCTGCCGTGACGGGCCTGTTCGCCGCGGCGAAGGGCGCCGTGGCGCTGGGGAAGGCCGGCGCCAGCCTCGCACCGCTGGCCGCGTTCCTGCCGTCCATGGTCGGCTCCGTGGGGCTGCTGGTGGGCACGGTGAAGCTCGCCGGTCCGGCGTTCGCCAAGGCGTTGACGCCGATCACGCGGCAGTTCTTCGATGCGGACGGCAACGCCAGCAAGCTCACCAAGCGGGTGCAGGCACTCGCCACCAAGGGTGTCGGGCCGCTGGCCGCTGGGTTCGTCAAGCTGAACATGCCGACGATCGGCAAGGCCATGGAACGCATCGCCACCGCGACGAACCACGTCGTGGTGGGGGTTGGTAAGTGGGTCAACACGATCGCGGGTCAGCAGCTGATCGCGCAGGTCAGCAACGCCACCGCCAAGGCGGCCGAGACGCTGGCACCGAAAATCACCGCCGCGTCGATCGCGGTCGGCAACCTGGCGAAGCGTGCGGGCGACCGCGGTATCACCGGGTTCGCTTCGCTGATCGGCACGATCGTCGACAAGTTCACCGCATGGGCTAACGGCACATCGACCGCCGACATCAACAAGGCGCTATCAAATCTGGCGTTGGCGTTCGACAAGCTCAAGGCCGCATGGGGCAGAGTCAAGGGCGTCATCGATTGGCTGGCCGCCAACAGGGCCAAGGTGAAGGCGTTCAGCACCGCGTTGGGCTTGGTGGGTATCGCCCTCGGGGTGCTCAGTGGCAACTGGCCTGCCGTTGTCATCGGCGCGTTCTCGTTGGTGGCCAACCACTGGAAGTCGTTCCAGTCCACCTTTAGTGCTGTGCCCGCGTGGTGGGATGGCGTGTGGGCAAAGGTCAGCGGGAACAGCAACCTGCAACATCTCGGTCACACGATCTCCGGGTTTTTCACCACGCTCGTTGGCCCGGTCAAAGCCACATTCGACAAGATCGCGGGCGCGGTTGGTCCGCAGTTGTCGAAGCTGAAAGACGTCATCCTCAACCAGCTGGTGCCCGCGATCTCGGACTTCATTGAAGCGGTCAAGCCCATGGTGGCGTGGTTGGTGGACAAGCTGGGCCCGGTCCTGGCCAAGGTGTGGGCCGCCCTGGTGGCGATCATCAGGGGCGCGGTGGAGGTTATCTCCGGCATCATCAACGTATTCACCGGGCTGCTGACCGGCAACTGGTCAAAGGTCTGGGAGGGCATCAAGCAGATTTTCAAGGGCGTCTGGGACATTGTGGTGGCTGTCCTCAAGGCTGCTCTGGCCATCATCGTTGGCCTGTGGAGCATGGCGAAGAACGCCATCATCAGCGGGGCACAGGCCATCGTCGGCGTCTTCCTATCGACATTCGGCATGATCATCAACGGTGCCGTCAGTGCTTTCGGTTGGATTCCGGGTATTGGCCCCAAGCTGAAGTCAGCACAGCAGGCGTTCAACCGGTTCAAGGACGGCGTGAATTCGGCGCTGCAAGGACTCAAGGACAAGACCGTCACCATTCACACGTACATCACCGGTGCCGGTAAGAAGATCATCGAGAACCAGGGTTCGGTCCGGGTCGCGGGCGAGGGACTCAACATCGCCGCTTCCGGTGGCGTGTCATGGGCACGGAACTTCGCCATGGATGGTGGCGCCGGAGCCTCGCGTACGGGCGGCCCAACGCCGGTATCGGTGAACAGCAACGTCACGGTGAACCTGGACGGCGCGCCGTTCCGGGCGATGACGGCAACGGCTATCAGCGGCGCCGAGCGGCGCCAGGACTGGCGGAACAGGATGAGGCGTCGATGACTACCACCCCGAACGTTGGCCTGACCCTCTACACGGGCAGCGACGAATTCGTGTCCTCCGGCGGCTTCCCGACCAACCCGAACTCGATCCTGGGCATCATCGACCGGCTCGCCGGTGCGGCGGGCGCCAGGATCTCCACCGCCACGGTGGCCAGCAGCACGGCGGAGACGGCGATCGCGACGCTGAGCCTTCCCGCCGCTGTGGCCGCCGCCGGGTCGGTGTACCGGCTGAACACCTACGGCACCTTTGCTATCGGGTCGTCGGAGACCATCAAGTTCTCCACCCGGGTCGGCGGGGCCGCCGGCACTCAGGTCGCCACCTTCACCAGCACCGCCGGCACCACCGCGGCCGTGAACTTCTTGGTGGAGGCGGAGTACATCTGCGTGACCGCCGGCGCCGCGGCTACCTGGCTCGGGTGGCTGCGCATCACCTCCACGGTCGGCAGCGCCCTCATCGCGAACCCCGCCGGGCAGCTGGCCATCGGTACCGCGCCGGTAACGAAGGACTCCACCGGCGCCCTGGACCTGGTCATCACCGCGACGCACTCCGTGTCCAACGCGGGCAACACCCTGTCCGCCTTCGGTGGCTCCGGCTTCAAGGTCACGAACGCAGGCGCCTGATGTCCAACGAACTGCTGGGCGAACTCGCTGGGTCGACCTTCTTCGACCTGGTGGGCCGCACGTTCGGGTCGTTCACCGTGTCCGTCACCGCCACCGAGCTGGGCGCCTGGCCGCCCTCGGTGCTGGTCTCCGTCACCGGTCTCACGCTGGGCGACGCGGTCGAGCTGTACCGCGTCGTCGCCGGTGAGCGCACCGCGGTGCGGGCCGGCACTGATCCCGCGGTCACCGATACCTCGTTCCTGCGCACCGACGCGGAGCTGCCTTTCGGCGTCCCGGTGGAGTACCTGGCGCTGGTCAACGGGTCGACGGAGTACTGGACCAGCGCGGTAACCCACACTCTGCCCGGCGGCAAGGTCGCCATCACCGACGCCGTGTCCGGGCTCGCCGCCGAGGTTGTGGTGCTGGCGTGGGGTGACAGCGTCTACGGCCGCACGTCCAGCGTCTTCCCTGTCGGTGGCCGCAACGTCGCGGTGCTGGGCCCGATGGGGCAGTACACCTCCACGCTGGAGCTGTTCCTGGAGAACACGTCCTCGGTCGAGAACGTGCGCACCGTGCTGGACAACGCCACCGCCGGCACCGTCCAGATCCGCCAGCCCGGCGGGTACGACGGCGTCGACTCCTACCTCGCGGTGTTGCAGGCCACGGTGCGCCGGTTCTCCCAGGACGGTTCGGACCCCCGCCGGGTCTACGCCCTGGACGTCGCGCAGGTGGAGGGCTGGGCACCCGACCTCGAAGACCAGGGCGCCACCCTGCAAGGCATCGCAGACGCGTACGACGGCCTGACCCTCAACGACCTGTCCGGCGACTACGCCACCCTGCTTGCGGTCGCCGAGGCCGACTGGAGCATGCCGTGATCGAGCTGAGCGACGCCGCGACCTCGGTGCTGGGCCGGAGCTTCCGCTACTACCTCGCGGTCGATTCCTGGTACGGCGGTGACCTGCTCGCCGCCGACATCCCGGTCACGACCGGCAGCGAGGAAGTCGACCGGTCGCTGAAGGTACCCGAACGGCTGACCCTCACGGTGCCGCGCGTCGACCGGGGCACCTCGTGGTCGCCGGTCGCCTACGACCACCCGCTAGCCGCCAATGGCCAGAGGCTGCGGGTCCAGCTCGGTATCGGCCTGGGCGGGGCCGACGTGGAGTGGTTCCAGCGCGGGTGGTACCTCATCGGCGAATCCAGCGTCGACGCTGACACGGTCACCGTGACCGCCACCGGGCTGCTGACCCTGATCGATGAGGCCCGGCTGGTCTCGCCGTACCAGCCGACCCTCACCATGATCTCCACCATCCGGGGCCTGGTCGAACCGGCGCTGACCGTGGTCGTCGACGACTCGGTGGCCGACCGGTCCGTCCCGGCCGGCATCAACTTCGATCAGGACCGGCTGCAGGCGGTGCTCGACCTGCTCGACGCGTGGCCGGCCACCGCATCCGTGGACCCGGACGGATACCTGTTCGTCACCAGCACCACCATCGACACCACGCCGGTACTGGCCCTGACCAACGGCGCAGGCGGCACGGTCATCACCGCGACCGGCAGCAGCACCCGCGAGGGCGGCTACAACGTCGTGGTGTCCCAAGGCTCGGCGGCCGACGGCGGGGCGGTCCAGGGCGTCGCGTACGTCTCCAGCGGCCCGCACAGCTACACGGGCGAGTTCAGCCCGCTGCCCGTGCCGTACTTCTTCGACTCGCCGCTGTTGACCACGAACGCCCAGTGCACCGCTTCATCTCAGACGATCCTGGCCCGGCTCCAGCGGTCCAACACGGTGAGCTTCGACATCGAGATGGTTCCGCACCCGGGCATGCAGACCGGTGACGTCGTGTCCATCACCACCGACGACCACACCGACCTTGCGTGCACGGTGGAGCACCTGGCATTGCCGCTGACCGCCGATGGCGGGGCGCAGAAATGCACCGTGAGGAGCCTCGCGTGAACACCCCGCTGGACCTGACCGGCACCGGCGCCCTCAAGGCCACCGCCACCGCGGCCGCCGCATCCAACCAGGTGACGGTCAGCATCGGCGGTCAGGTCACCACCATCAACGTGGCCAGGGATCTCACCGTCGCGTCGGGCGACGTGCTCATCGTGATGCGCGTCGGGGCCGAGTGGTTCGCCATCGGGCGCGCCTACGGGGCCGCACCGACACCGGACCCGACCGACCCGCCGCCCGTCACGCCTCCTCCGAAGCCACCCGTGGTCAACGGCAAATCCGTGTTCGCGCCGGTGGAGACCCGGTCGTACCGGACGGTGTTCACCGGCTGGCGGACGGACAACACGTCGGTGTACCAGGGCCAGTACGGCGGGAACGGCAACCACACCGGGTGCGCTTTCTACGGCACCGCACCGCGGTCGCTGGCCGGTGCCACGGTGACCTCCGCACGTATCCAGGTCCAGCGGCTGTCCGGCGGGGCATACGCCGCGCAGCCCACCACGATGCGGCTGGTCACCCAGCGGACCCGCCCGTCCGGCGCCCCGACGCTGACCAGCTCCACGTCCGGCCCGTCGCTCGCGGTCGGCGCGACCAACAACAGCTTCGCCATCCCGACCAGCTGGGCACAGGCAATGGTGGACGGCACCGCCGGTGGGCTCGGGTTCTTCGACTCCGACGGCAGCCCGTACGTGCGGTTCGCCGGACGGGGCGACTGGGGCCCGGCATTCACGATCACGATCAACTGGCAGAGGGGCTGACAATGGGCACCACTTCGCGCGGCTACCCGTACCCGGAGAGCACCGACAATGTGCGGCTGTGGGAGCACTTCCAGGCACTGGCCAACGCGCTCAACGTGGACATCGGCGCCGTGGCGAACCGGAAGATGTGGACGCGCGCGTTCACCGCGACCAGCGGCACCGCGACCACGGCCGGTCTGGTAGTCACCACCGTTCCCGCCGCGACCTACCCGGCGCACACGGCATTCCGCCTTGAGTTCCGTGGGCTCGTGCGCGGCCCGGCCGGCTCGACTGCCACCTCAGCCACCCTGTCCATTCGCGACACCGACGCTTCCGGGACGATGCGCGGTGACCCGTTCGTGTTCCCGATCCTGGTGGCGAACCGCACGCAGGGCTTCATTCACTACATCGCCAACAACACCGGGGCCGACATCACCGGCCGCGTGCTGTGCCTGACGCTGACCCCTGATACCAGCACCGCCCAGATCAACGCTGGCGCCAATGAGCCCTGGTTCCTCAACTGCCACGTCGCGGGCGTTGACACGGACTACCCGGAAGCCGTTGCGCTGTGAGCATCGTCCTGGACTGCACCAGTACCCCGTCTGTGGCGAGCCTGAAGGCCGCCGGGGTAAGCGGTGTCACCCGGTACCTGTCGTGGCTGCCGAACTCTAAGGTGATCCAGCAGGCCGAGTTCAACCGCCTCACCAAGGGCGGTGTCAGCGTCACCCTCAACTGGGAGTTTTCCGCGCGGGATTGGATGGGCGGCGGATCGGTCGGCCAGTCGCACGCAGCCGAGGCGGTCCGCCAGGCACGCGCGTTGGGCTACGCGAAGGGCTGCTCGATCATCGGCTCGGCGGACTTCGACATGACGGCCGCCGAGTGGGGTTCGGCGTGCCGGGCCTACGCGATCGCGTTCGCGACCGGCATCCGGGCAGCCGGGTACGTCGCTGGTGTCTACGGACCCTGGGACGTTCTGGCCCGGTGCCGGGCACTCGGCGGGTTCTCGATCTTCTGGCAGGCCGGCATGTCCACCGCGTGGTCCGGTGGCCGCAACGCACAGCGGTGGCCCGGCGCACATCTGCGCCAGCTACGCGGCGGCACGGTCGGCGGGGTGTCCGTCGACGTCAACGAAGTCCTCATCGCGGCCTACGGGCAGTACCTGCCTGGGTCCGCCACACCTGCAGCAGTCATCGAACCGGAGGAGAACCGCGTGCTTACCGTCGTGCAGGAGAAAGGCTCCAAGGACGTCTACGTAGGCGATGGCATGGCGCTGCGGCTCCTGAGCCCGGCCGAGGTCGACGGGTTCCAGGCGTGGGCGGTCAACCACTGGCCAGCCGGGACCGTATACCTCGGCCCGGACCCGAAGAAGCCGGTCGTGATCCAGCAGATCACTCCGGGGTCGCTGGGCGTGTTCGGGCAGCTGGCACCGCCGGTCGTCGCACCCAGTGCCGAAGCCATCGCCGCGGCGCTCATCGCGCAGCTCAAGGGCTGACCCATGTCCGTCGTCATCGTCGGCCGGCTACGGGTCCACGAAGTCCTGCTGCTGGTCATCTCGCTGGTCATCGGACTCGCCGACCTGCTCGGCACACCGCCGGCCGTGTCGCTGTCCGCGCTGCTCCCGTCGTGGGAGATCCGCGCCTGGGCCGCCGGGATGCTCGCCTCCGGCGCCGTTGGCCTGGTCGGGTTGGTCCGGTGGAGGGACGTCGGCGTGGCCCTGCACCTTGAGGCTGGCGCGATGCTCATCGGCGCCGGGTCCTTGCTGCTGTACGGGACGGCCGTGTTCAACGCGGTCGGCGTGCGAGGCCTGGTCGCCGGCGGCATCACCTACGCCTGGATGTTGGCGAACCTGATCCGCGCCAACCAGATCCGCACCGAACTGAAGGAGACGTAGCGGTGGACACCGGAACGGTCCTCGTGTCCCTCGGCGGTGCGCTGCTCACCGGCGGCGGCGGAACCGCGATCGTCACCGCGATCACCCGGCGCGGCCGGCGCAAAGCCGACGTCGCGGAAGTCCTGACCGACACGGCCATGGACATTATGGCGACGTTCAAGGCCGACGCGAAGGCCGCCAGGGAAGACGCCGCCGCGTTCAAGACCGAGGCCGCGGAGGCCCGCCGGCAGATTGTCGATCTGGGCCAGCAGGCGGAACGCCTCGCGCACGAACTGCGCCGGATCATCGGCGCGATCCACGAACCAGCACAGACCCTCGACCGCCTGCGGGTCCTGGTGCCGGCCCAAGCCAGCACCAACGGCCACAACCTCTGACGTTGGGAGACCCATGACCAACCCGTTGCCTGTCCCGGTGCAGACCCGGACCGATGCCCTGATCCGCGCTGCCCGGACCTTCGTCCAGGGCCTGATCGCCACCGTCCTGGCCGCAGTCGTTCCGGTGGTGATGGCCGCTACCGGCTCGATCCAGTGGACGTCCGGCTGGTGGATCGGCATCGCGTCGCTGGTCGGCACCACCGCGCTGACCGCCGTCGTGTCCTACGTCTCGCGGTTCACCAACCCGCCGAAGACGTCATAACCGCAGGTCAGCGAATAGTCCCCGTGGGGGACTTCTTCGGCATGCCCCGAAAAACGTGAAGCCGCCCCGCCCTCCGTCATGGAGGTGCGGGGCGGCTTTCGTGCGTCCAGCGTCCGGCCGTTCAATACGGCGAGTCGACCGGCCCGTCGCCACGCAGGAACAGCGACAGCGCCCGGTATAGATCAACCACCTGGTTGCGCGCCACCTTCGATGCGCCGTCCGGACCGTCGCGCAGTTCGACGCGCAGCACGCCGTCATCCAAGGTCACCCACCGTTGCCCGTTGCGGTGGCGTCCCACCTCGGCGCGCATCTCGTGGAGGTTCATCACCAGGACAGTCACCGGAGGTGCCTCGGCCAGGACGGTTGATCCGTCCCCGCTGAGTGCCCGAAGTTCCGCCTCCGGCAGCACGGTCGGTGTCAGCAGCACGCTCACGTGCAGATCCATAGCCGCCGCGATGTCCACGAGCACCGGGTAGCGGTTCAGTGGCCGACTCCCGTTCTCGATCATTGAGAGGTACTCACGCGTGTACCCCGCCCTGTCGGCAAGCTGCTGCTGAGTCATCCCGAGATGCTCCCGGTACCGGGCGATGCGTAGACCGATCCGGCGCGGCGCTGCACCGGCCCGGGCGAGCCGCGCCGCTGACAGGGGGTCCCCTAACCGACGGCTCACGCGTCCCGCCACAGATCCGGATGCACTCCGGCGGCCGTCAGCTGTAGACCGGCCCACCGGCGCTCGTCGCAGTTCTCATCGCCGCAGGTACACGGCCAGTCGGTGTGCGCCAAGTACCGTTCGATATAGATGTCCTTGAGCCGCCGGGACATGACGATCGGCGGCATGTCTGCCACGGTCACCACCGCCACCAGGCGCGCACCGTGCTGACCGCCCGGCGCACCGGGTTGGGTGTGGTCGGAGGCTGGTACTCCGGGACGGTGCCGGCGGCAACGCGCTGCTGGTACTCACGTTCGAAGCGTTCGAGTTGGTCGCGGGCTTCGGCGTTGGACAGCTTCGGCACCGCAGACCGGAGCAGGCGGCCCAGCTTGTCCTCGGAACGTTCGGCCATCACGCCACCCTTCGTCAGGTGCGGCGGGCCGACCGGGGCTGCTGATGTCGTCGTGATCCGGCCGGACCGCCACACGTATGGATGGGGGTGCGGCGGAAACGCTCGGCCGCACATCGGCGGCAACCGTTGACCGGGCCGAGCGGGCGGGTACCACCGCACCCCCGGCGCGCAGACGGGGCCTTGGCCGGCAAGCCCGTTCGCACGCCTGTTCAGGTGGTGCGACTGGCGAGCACACTGCGCCGAGCCATCGTCACGTTGTGCTGTACCAGCCGCACCACGCAGCACGGTACACTCATACACATGAGTCGTCTAGATGTGTTGGTTGATCGCTCATCTGATCAAGGCGGCTGGACAGGGGTAAGGTCGGGAATCGTGCCGAGCCAGCACCCGAAGCGATCGCCGCGCTATGTCGTGGTCGCCGCAGAACTACGCCACCGGATACGGGCCGGTGCCATCCCGCCTGGAAGCCTCCTGCCCAGCGAGCCGCAACTCATCGCAGAGTTCGGCGACTCGCGAGGCACCATCCGCGACGCCCTGGCGTTGCTGCGCGCTGAAGGTCTACTCGTCACCGAGCAGGGCCGAGGCACGTACGTGCGCCCGGTGCTGCCGGTCCGGCGTGTCGCCAGCACCCGGTACCGCGCCGAGCGTGACCAGCGTGCCGGTGGCCAGGAACCCGCGACGTCCTTCACCGTCGACCAGGGCATCGGCTGGGCGGACTACCAGCTGGACCGCGAGTTCCGAGAGGTGCCCGCGTCGCCGGAGGCCGCCGCGCTGTTCGAGGTCGCGCCGGACACCATGCTGCTGGAACGCCGCTTCGTGTTCCGGGCGATGGGCGTCCCGGCGCAGATGTCGACCAGCAGCTACCTGCTCGACATGGTCGCCGGCACGCCGGTCGCGGACCCGGCCAACGAGCCGTGGGCGGGCGGCAACATCGCCCAGTTGCAATCGCTGGGCATCGAGGTGACCGCCGTCGTCGAGCGGGTCAGGGCCCGGATGCCGATGCCCGACGAGATCGAGACGCTGCGCCTTGGTGGTGGCGTGCCGGTCCTGGCCGTGGTCCGCCAGATGTACGCCGGTGCGCGGGTGGTGGAGGTCGCTGACGCGATCGTCATGCCGGGCGACCGCAACGAACTGGAGTACCGGACCGACCTGTAGCGGCGTAGCTGGAGAAGTGTGCTCCGGACGCTTCTCCAGCTACCGCACCCGAGTGCCGGTCAGCCGGTGGTAGGCACGCTTTGCCCGGTCCAGCCGGCCGGCCAGCGTGTCCCGGACCGCCAGGTCGATGGACAACGCCAGAAGCCGGGCACTGTCCCAGGCGTCCAGTTCCGCGTCCGGCAGGCGGATGCTCACCCGCACCTCCAGCCACCCGGACCGGTCGCGCTGGACCCGGGTGGCGCTCATCCCGCCGTAGATGGCCGGCAGGTTCAGCGGGTCGGAGCGGTGCTCGCCGCCGGGCGAGTCGGCAGTGCACCGGTGGCCGCCGGCACACCACTCGGGGCATCCGGTCATTCGAGGTCGCCCCGATGCTTGGTCCAGAACGTCCACAGCCGCCGGCCGACCCGGACCCGCGCGCCATCACCCCGGCAGCGACGGCACCGCCGGAAGTTCTTGCCGTTGCCCGACCGGCGCTTACCCGACCCGCCGCACACCCGGCACGCCGAGAACGGGAACACGGCGCAGGCGATCAGGTAGCCGACCGTCCACACCAAGGCGGCAACGATCAGGATCAAGGTGGCCTTCATCGATACGCTCCGGATCTTCACCTAGCATCGAGAGGTGCTAGAACTAGCACCCC